AGCATCTAAAGAAATGGTTAAAATGTCAAAAAACGATTTAAAGGATTTTGCATCAACAAAACATAAAGGATTACCGGAGAAAAAAACAAAAAGTAAAAAATCTGAAGTTAAAAAACTTGAGGAAAATATTTTAAATTTGGTTCAGAATCATTTACCACCTCACACAACAAAAGAGGAACTACTTAGAGTGATTAAAAGTTACAAAAGATAATGAATGTCTTTATCAAAAGAACAAGCACTTTTAGAATATGCTAAATGCGTAAATGACACACCATACGCATTAAAAACGTATTTACAAACTTACGACAATACACAATCACAGTACGTACCTTTAGAGTTATTTAATGACCAAGTAACCCTTGTAAAAGATTACGATACTTGTGAGGAAAATATAGCGCTAAAATACCGACAAGCGGGAGTATCAACAGTAACATCCGCATGGGCATCAAAAAGGTTGGTATTTGCAAACAAGAAAAAACCCGAAAAAATCCTAATCATTGCAAACAAAATGGATACTGCTGTGGAAATGGCAAATAAAGTTCGTGCGTTTGTTGACCAATGGCCAAAATGGATGGGTGTTGGGTTTTCTTCTGAAAAAAACTCACAAAGACACTTTAAATTAACTAACGGTTGTGAGGTTAAGGCAGTTGCAACATCAAAAGATGCCTTACGTGGTTATACACCAACAATACTTATTTTTGATGAGGCGGCCTACATAAATGCGGATGAAGACTTTTGGTCTGCATGTATGGCATCCCTTTCAACGGGAGGTAAAGTAATTGTAATATCAACACCAAACGGATTTGACCCAATTTATTATTCTATTTACAGTCAGGCAGTTAAAGGAATGAATGACTTTAGAATTACTGAAATGTATTGGTTTAGAGATCCAAGATACTCTAAAGATTTACGACTAATTAAATGTGATGATATTGTTCATTATATGTTAAATAGAGGTGATTACATAGATGTGGATATTACAATTGATTATGGTGATATAAAAGTTAGTGAAAGAAACTTTGAAGAAATAAAACAAAAAATAGAAAACGAAGGGTATAAACCTTATAGTTCTTGGTTTGAGGCCATGGCCAAAAAATTAAAGTTTGATAAGAGAAAGATTTCACAAGAACTTGAATGTAATTTTTTAGGTTCGGGGGATAATGTTATTCCTGCCGAAACTATGAAAAAAATTAAAGAAAAACATATTAAAGAACCCGAAAATAAATTTATGGGTGGTGCCATTTGGCAATGGAAAGAACCCGTTGCTGGTCACAGATACATAATGGGTGTTGACGTTTCAAGAGGTGATAGTGAAGATTTTAGTACTTTATCTATAATTGATTTTGATGAAAGAGAACAAGTATTAGAATATATAGGTAAAGTTCCTCCTGATATTTTAGCAGAAATTGCATTTAAATGGGGTACCATGTATAATGCATTTATTGTGACCGATATTACTGGTGGAATGGGTGTTTCGACATCAAGAAAACTACAAGAACTTGGTTACAAAAATTTATATGTTGATGGTGTTAATCCTGCAGATAAATGGAAGTGGGATCCTAAAAATCAAGATAAAATACCAGGAATTAACTTTAACTCAAAGAGGGTTTTAATTATTCAGGCGTTTGAAGAAGCATTAAGATTTGATTTTGTTATGAGGTCACAAAGGTTGTTTAACGAATTAAATACTTTTGTCTATGTAAACGGTAGGCCTGACCACCAAAAAGGACAACATGATGATTTAATAATGGCATTTGCTATGGCAGTTTATGTTGGGGAAACTTCATTCGCACAATTAGAAAAGGCTACGGAGCATGCAAAGGCGATGTTAGAGTCTTGGTCTGTAGAATCTAATAAATATACTGGAGATTATACAAGTTTTAATCCTGGATTACCAATTTCAACATCACAAAACGAAGTTTATAATAGAAGTCAAGTTACTAAAAGTGATTATGAAAAGTATTTATGGTTATTCGGACCTAAAAGGGTTTAAATTAAATTAATTGGTCTTATTTTTTAAATAAAAAAATTATGGCAGAACAAAAATATACAGTTTGGCAAAGGTTAGGTAGGGTTTTCGGACCTAACGCAACAATGGACCAGCAAGCACCGGTTTTTAAATTCGATAAAAAACAATTATTAAAAACCGCAGATAAAAATGAATACGAGAAAGAAAAACTTGAAGCCCAACAAACAATGTATGTTGGTAAACAATGGCAAAGAGTTGAGACAAATCTATACCAACAGGCGGTTTATTATGAACCAACAAGAATGGCATCATATTATGATTATGAGTCTATGGAATACACACCTGAAATTTCAGCCGCTTTAGATATATATGCCGAAGAATCAACAACACCCGATCAAGACGGTTTAATTTTGAGGGTTTATTCTGAATCTAAAAGAATAAAACAAGTATTAACCGATCTATTCACAAACAAACTTGACATAAACACTAATTTACCTATGTGGACAAGAAACACATGTAAATTTGGTGATAATTTTATTTATTTAAAATTAGATCCCGAAAATGGGGTTGTTGGGTGTCAACAATTACCTAACATACAAATAGAAAGATTAGAAAAGGGTATGAGATTCCAACCTGACAAATACTCTCAAGAAATGGAAAACGACGCTTTGAAGTTTGTGTGGAAAGAAAAAAACATGGAGTTTAATACTTGGGAAGTTGCTCACTTTAGAATATTGGGAGACGATAGAAAACTACCTTATGGTACTTCTATGTTGGAAAAGGCTAGACGTATTTGGAAGCAATTATTACTTTCAGAAGATGCGATGCTTGTTTATAGGGTTTCAAGGGCACCTGAAAGAAGAGTGTTCAAAATTTTTGTAGGTAACATGGACGATAAAGATGTCGACGCATATGTTCAAAAAGTTGCAAATAAATTTAAAAGGGATCAAATTGCGGACCCACAAACAGGGAATGTAGATTTAAGATATAATCAATTAGCGGTTGATCAAGATTATTTTATTCCTGTTAGAGATGCCGCTGCGGGTAATCCAATTGACACATTACCGGCAGGTCAAAACTTGGCGGAAATTGCGGACATTGAGTATATCCAAAAGAAATTAGTTACTGCACTTAGAATACCAAAGGCGTATTTAGGATTTGAAGAGGCTGTTGGTGACGGTAAAAATTTATCATTATTGGATATTAGATTTGCAAGAACAATTAATAGAATTCAAAAATCTATGATTGCTGAATTAAACAAAATTGCAATTATACATTTATTTTTATTAGGGTTTGAAGATGAACTTACGAATTTTACGTTGAGTCTAAATAACCCTTCAAAACAAGGTGAACTTTTATCTATTGAAATTTGGAAAGAAAAAATAACTCTTTATAAAGATGCGGTTGCTGAAGTTGCTAATTCATTAGCACCGACATCAGCATCATGGGCTAAAAAACACATTTTAGGGTTTTCTGATGAAGAAATAAGGTTAGATATCCAACAACAAAGAATAGAAAGGGCGGTTTATGGTGAGTTAGCAAAAACACCTGAAGTTATTACAAAAACAGGAATATTCGATAATATTGACCAATTATATACTAAAAAAGATGCGGGATCGGCACCTGGTGGAGCACCTGCACCTGGTGGATCACCTACACCTGGTGGAGCACCTGCACCTGGCGGAGCACCACCTGCACCTGAACCACCAGCACCTGGTGGAAGTGAGGTAACACCTGAAAGTTTTAAAAAAAATGATTTAAATTTAATATTAGAAGATAGTATTTTTTATGGTAAAACTTCATTAGATTTATCAAAAGGAAGACTATCTTTAGATCAAGTAGACAAAAAATTGAAAGATTTAATTGATAAGTGATATTTATAAATAAAAATTATATGAACACTTTTGGTACAATTAAAACAAAAATAGAAAACACGTCAGTTGAACTCGCAAAAAAACCTGAATTTAAAAGATTTATATTTGAATTAAATTCATTGATATTAAAAAATAAAGATCTGTGTGAATTATATTACATATATGATGATTTATCATCTAATAAAGGTTTACCTTCAGATATTGCGAATGATTATATAAATGAAACTGTTGAATATTCCCAAGTATTACTTGAAAGTCAATCTAAAAGATTAGAAGATATCTCTTTTTGGATAAACTCTTGGAACAATAAAAATCAAAACAATTATTCAGACATTGATAATGCGATATACACTACGGGGATTAGAAATTTAGAAAGTATTTTAGAATCTAAAAAAAATATAAAAAATACAATTACAAAAGAAGAAAATAAAACACCCGTAATTGAGAGTGTTAATTTACCAATATCTTCAATGGTAAAAATTGCAAACGAAAATTTAAAAAAAGAATTAGGATCTTTAAATGAAAATGATAAAAACCAACTGGATGAAATATTATCATTAACAGGAGAAGAATTAAAAGAAAATTTTAATGAAGTAAAAAAAATTGTTTTGGAAAATCTTAAACAATCCTTAAACGAGTCTGTGGATAATGATTTACAAAACACTATAAACAAAACAATTAATAAGATAATGGATACCAAGTGTAATCATTATGATTATTATAAACTAAAAAAATTAAGTTTGGGACTATGAAAAAGTTTTTTAGTGGAATTGGGAGATTATTCATGGATAATCAAGGAAATGCGTCATCAAAAAGATTCGTAGGAATTTTGTGTGGTGTTTCTTTATGTATTACTTTGTACGTGAATAGTTACTCTCATGGTGATATTAGACCATCGGACACTTTAGTAAATGCAGTAGCGATGCTAGCATTTGGTTGTTTGGGTCTTACATCGACAGAAAAGATTTTTGGAAAAAAATCAGAAGAGAAAAAAGAGGAAACTCAAGAAGAAATTTGATTTTTCTGTTTGTATTGAGCCTTTTTAATTTGAGCCCTTCGTTTAACGGAGGGTTTTTTATATTCTTGACGTTCTTGTAATTTTTGGATTTGTTTTGTTTTATATATTTTAAACTTATATGTTTTTAATGCTTGTTCAAGAGACTTTTCATTTTTTACGTGTACTATAATCATAAATTTTTTTGGTTTTACAATATAAATAGTAAGTATTTTTTTAATTTTTGACAAGTTTATCATTTTTAATTATAATTGTTAAAAATAAACTCGAAAGAAATGAAAAATGAAAAAGGGAAAAACATCAAAATTAAATATTTTTGATGATGCAAAATGTCACTATGGTACAGTCGACTCTAAAGAATTAAAATCAATTTATTTAGTATTACAAACATGGGTTGAACCAATAGTTGATGACGATAATTGGACCAAAATAACAGGATTAATAAAAAGACAAATTTTACATACATTATTAGAAGTTGTTGATTTTACATTATTTGAAAGGAAACAAATAGTCGATCTTGATTTAAGAACCAGCGGAATTCAAAAAAACAAAAAAAGTTTTTTAAATTTAGAAATTACACTTTTTGTTCATGAAAAAACAATAGATTTTAAATCATTAATTTTAAGGTCAAAATTAAAAAAAATAATATCATCAATATATTACGAT